TCGAACCCGGTGACGAGGGCGACGCCGAGTTTAATCAGAACCTTGCCGAGGTGCTGGACGAGCGGGTGCTGTCTACGATCTGCAACGACCTGCTGGCGGATTACGAGGATGACATCTCCTCCCGCAAGGACTGGATACAGACCTACGTAGACGGTCTGGAGTTGCTTGGGTTGAAGGTCGAGGACCGCACGGAGCCGTGGCCCGGTGCCTGTGGTGTCTACCATCCCCTGCTGGCGGAAGCCGTTGTTAAGTTTCAGGCCGAGACCATGATGGAGACTTTCCCGGCTATGGGGCCGGTGAAGACGCAAATCATTGGAGAGGAAACTCCCGAGAAGAAGGAGGCTGCGGTTCGTGTCCAGAACGACATGAACTACCAGTTGACTGACCGGATGGAGGAGTACCGGCCTGAACACGAGCGTATGCTGTGGGGCCTTGGTCTGGCGGGTAATGCGTTCAAGAAAGTGTATTACGACCCCGGGCTAGGTCGGCAGGTGTCGATGTATGTGCCCGCCGAGGACGTGGTTGTCCCCTATGGCGCGTCTAATTTGCAGTCTTCGCCGCGTGTTACCCACGTCATGCGCAAGACCGAGAACGAGCTTAAGAAGCTACAGGTAGCGGGCTTCTATCGGGATGTGGAGCTTGGGGACCCGGTCTCTACCTTCGATGAGGTTGAGAAGAAGATTGCCGAGAAGATGGGCTTCCGGGCGTCCACGGATGACCGGTATAAAATTCTTGAGATGCAGGTCGATTTGGACTTGCCCAGGTTCAAAGATAAGGACAAGGATGGCAACGAGACTGGCATTGCTCTTCCCTACATCGTCACTATCGAGAAGGGCACCAGTAACGTCCTAGCCATACGCCGTAACTGGCGTCCAGAAAATAAAGGCAAGCAGAAGCGTGCCCATTTCGTTCATTACTCATACATTCCGGGTTTTGGGTTCTATGCTCTTGGCCTTATTCACCTTATTGGTGCTTTCGCTAAATCTGGCACCAGTATTATTAGGCAGCTTGTTGATGCTGGCACTCTGTCTAACCTACCCGGTGGCTTCAAAACTAAGGGCCTGCGCGTCAAAGGTGACGACACTCCTATCTCTCCGGCAGAATGGCGCGACGTAGACGTTGCCAGCGGTACTCTTAAAGACAATCTGATGCCGCTCCCGTACAAGGAGCCGTCGCAGGTCTTGTACACCCTCCTTGGTAATATCGTTGATGAAGGCCGTCGCTTCGCAAGTGCGGGGGACCTGAACGTCAGCGATATGTCGGCCCAGTCTCCCGTCGGCACTACACTTGCTCTACTCGAGCGCCAGTTGAAGGTGATGTCGGCGATTCAGGCCCGTATCTACTACGCCATGAAGCAGGAGTTTGGGCTGCTGCGGGACATCATCCGCGACTATACCCCTACCGAGTATGATTACGTGCCGGAAGACGGCACGCCTCAGGTCAAGAAGGACGACTACGACCTCGTCACGGTGATCCCCGTGTCGAACCCCAATGCTGCTACGATGGCCCAAAAAGTCGTGCAGTATCAGGCGGTTCTTCAGTTGGCCCAGTCGGCCCCGCAGATTTACAACATGCCGTACTTGCATCGGCAGATGCTGGAGGTCTTGGGCATCTCAAATGCATCCAAGCTGGTTAAAATGGACGAGGACGCGGTGCCTACCGACCCGGTTAGCGAGAATATGGACATTTTGAACGGCAAACCCGTCAAGGCGTTCCTGTATCAGGACCATCAATCCCACATCACGGTTCACCAGTCCGCGATGCAGGACCCCCACATCATGCAGTTAATGGGTCAAAACCCGCAGGCGCAGGCCCTCATGGCTGCTGCACAGGCGCATATTGCTGAACATATCGCCTTCGAATACCGCAAGCAGATTGAGGACGCGGCTGGCGTGCCATACCCGCCGCCCCATGCCCAGATGGACCCGGGTACCGAAGTGCAGGTGTCCCGCATGGCTGCTGCTGCGGCGCAGCAGGTGCTGCAGAAAAGTCAGGCTATTGTTGCCCAACAGAAGGCCCAACAGGCGCAGCAGGACCCGCTGGTGCAGATGCAGCAGCAAGAGCTTCAGATCAAGCAGGGCGAACTCGGGATCAAGCAGAAGAAGCTTATTATGGATGCCGCAGACAAGGCCGACAAACAAAAGATTGAGCGCGAGCGCATAGCTGCGCAAGAGCGTATTGCTGGCCTACAGGTCGGCGCAAAGATTGCTTCAGACAAGCATAAAATATCTGCCGATCAGCAACACGCTGGTCTTCAGATGGGCATCGACGTTGCCCAAGACATGGCGGATCGCATTACCCCGCCAACACCCCAGAAACCGTAGGAGAATAAATGAGGGACGATGTACTGAAGTACATTTCAGATAAAATACAGAGTGAATACAAAGTGCTGTCAGATGACTTGGCTATCGGAAAGGCCAAGGATTTTGGCGATTACAAGTACGCTTGCGGGATCATCCGTGGGCTTTTGCTTGCAAACAACATGATTATTGAAACCGTAGAAAGGCTGGAAACCTCAGATGACTGAACTGCTGATCGGCTCAAACACCGATAATGTAGACGACGCTACCGTACTCCCCGAGACCGCCGAACAGAAAGCCAAGCAGCTACCGGACCCTAGCGGGTATCGTATCCTGTGTGCGCTGCCTGAGATCGACACGAAGACTGATGGCGGGATCATCAAGGCTGATATCACTATTCACCACGAAGAACTGCTTACTACGGTCCTCTTCGTCCTGAAGATGGGTCCTGACGCCTATAAAGATGAAAAGCGTTTCCCCAGCGGCCCATGGTGCAAGCAGGGTGATTTTGTCCTTGTGCGCCCGCACGCAGGCACCCGGGTGAAGATTCACGGGCGGGAATTCAGGATTATTAACGATGATGCTGTTGAGGGAGTTGTAGAAGACCCTCGCGGTATCTCCAGAGCCTAGGAGGCACAAGTGGTTGATAACAATAAAGAAAAAGACGATTTTGAGTTTGAAATCGAAAGGGATGAACCTACGCCGGTAGGGGCAAAAACACCAGAAAAACCGGTTATCGAGGTCGAGGACGACACACCCGAAGAAGACCGGGGTCGTTCGCCTATGCCGGAGGCTATTGTTGCCGAGCTAGAAGCCGATGAGTTGGAAGAATATTCCGACAAGGTTAAGACCCGCCTTAAGCAGATGAAAAAGGTCTGGCACGACGAGCGCCGCGAGAAGGAACGGGCATTTCGTGAACAGCAGGAAGTCGTCACGACTGCGAGGAAACTACTCGATGAAAACAAGCGGCTCAAAGCCACACTTTTCCAAGGCGAACAGACACTTGTCCAGACTTACCGGTCAGCGGCTGAGCTTGAGATTGCTGCGGCTAGACGTGCGTACAAAGAGGCATATGAGGCCGGTGATTCTAATGCGGTCACTGATGCTCAGGAGAAGTTGATCGCGGCGAGTAACAAGCTTGAGAGTATCAAGAACTACAGGCCGACTTTACAAGCCCCGGAAACTGAAGTACAAAATAACAGGCAAGAACAATCGGTGCCACAAGCACCCGTTGTCGACGCTAAAGCCCGTGCGTGGCAAGAGCGCAATATGTGGTGGGGCACCGACGACGAGATGACAGCCTCTGCTTTGGGGTTGCATCAGAAGTTACAAAAACAGTACGGCGGTAACTTCGTCGGTACTGACGAGTATTGGCGGGCCATCGATAACACGATGCAGCGCCGGTTTCCCGAGTATTTCGGGGAAGAAAAACCGACGAACGGGGGCGGCAAGCCCGTATCGCGCAACGAAACTAGACCCGCCACAGTGGTTGCTCCCGCTTCTAGGAGCACATCCTCAAAAAAGATTGTGCTTAAACAGTCGCAACTAAATATTGCGAAAAAACTAGGGCTAACACCCGAGCAGTACGCCCGGGAAATCAGGAAAATGGAGAACTAATATGGCCGAGAATAGACTTGCACGCGAACTTGAGACTCGTATTGAAGGCGAACGCCCCAAATCATGGCAGCCTGCTTCCTTGCTCCCTGAGCCGGATAAGCAGCCGGGTTATGACTATCGGTGGGTTCGTGTTTCGGTTCTAGGCCAGAGTGACCCCCGTAATCTTTCTTCCGCAATGCGGGAAGGATGGGAGCCAGTCCGGGTAGAAGAGCAGCCCAAGTTCCGTTTGTTCCTCGATCCCTCTAGTCGTTTTAAGGACAACATTGAGGTCGGGGGGCTGTTGCTCTGCAAATCTCCTGTCGAGTTCACTAAGCAGCGTAGGGAATACTACGCCAAAAAGAGCCTCGATCAGGTCCAGTCTGTGGACAACAATTTCATGAGAGAAAACGACGCCAGAATGCCCCTTTTCGCTGAGAAACGGTCTTCTACGTCGTTCGGCAAAGGCAAATAACCTAGGAGCTAAAGATGGCTTATCCTTCCGTTACAGCCCCGTATGGGCTGCTTCCGACCAATTTGATCGGCGGGCAGGTGTTTGCTGGTGCGACTCGTCTGATCCCGATTGATTCCAATTCTGCTACCGCCATTTATTATGGCGACGTGGTGAAGTTGAACTCTTCGGGTACTATGTCGAAGGACACCGGCACCACCGCCGCCACCCCTGTCGGCGTTTTCCTTGGGTGCACGTATACTAATGGCACTTACGGCAAGACGTTCCGTCAGTATTACCCCGGCAATGTTAACGCTTCGGACATTCAGGCTTATGTGCAGGATGACCCGGACGTGCTGTACAAAGTCGCTGTCGTTACCGCGTACAATTCTACCACCATCAGCTACGTGAACCGTACTAATGTGGGTAATAACGCGGTTCTGGCCCAGAACACTGGTAGCACTATTACTGGCAATTCCGCCGTTGCCGTCACTTCTGCCACTGATACGACCAGCACTTGGCCGGTTCGCATCATTGACATTGTGCCGGAGACGGCTATTGCTGGTTATCCCGGTTCCTATACGGAAGTTATCGTGAAGTGGAATCAGGGCATGCACCAGTACCTCAACCCCACTGGCGTGTAAGGAGATTTGAACAATGGCTATTTCACGCGCACAACTCCTTAAGGAGCTTCTGCCCGGTCTGAACGCCCTGTTCGGTCTGGAATATGCTCGCTATGGCGAAGAGCATAAGGAAATGTTTGATACTGAGACTTCTGAACGTTCGTTCGAAGAAGAAACCAAGCTGTCGGGCTTCTCGGCTGCTCCGGTTAAGAACGAAGGTTCGGCCATTGCGTATGACAATGCGCAGGAAGTCTTCACTGCCCGCTATAACCACGAGACCATTGCTTTGGGTTTCTCGCTGACTGAAGAAGCGATTGAGGACAACCTCTACGATTCTCTGTCTTCGCGTTATACCAAGGCGCTGGCCCGTGCCATGGCGTATACCAAGCAGACCAAGGCGGCTGCGGTTATTAACAACGGCTTTAGCTCGAACTACCTCGGTGGTGACGGCCAGCCTCTGTTTAGCCAGAGCCACCCGCTGGTCTCCGGTGGTGTCAACTCCAACACGTCTTCTACCAATGCCGACCTGAACGAAACTGCGCTTGAAAACGCGGTTATTCAGATCGCCGGTTGGACGGACGAACGCGGCCTGCTCATCGCGGCTAAGCCCAAGAAGTTGATTGTTCCGCCGAACCTGATGTTTGTTGCCACCCGCCTGCTTGAGACGGAACTCCGTGTCAACACCGCCGACAACGACATCAACGCGATCAAGTCGAATGGTTCGATCCCGGAGGGTTACACTGTTAACCACTTCTTGACCGATACCCTCGGCTGGTACCTGACGACGGATGTTCCAAATGGTCTGAAGCACTTTGTCCGTACCCCGCTGGCTAACAGCATGGACGGCGACTTTGACACCGGTAACGTTCGTTATAAGGCCCGTGAACGTTACAGCTTCGGTTGGAGTGATCCTCTGGGCATCTACGGCTCGCAGGGCTAAGAACTCGGGGGGAAGGGGCTAAAACCCCTTCCCCTTAAGTTTGTTTTGTTATACGTTGCCCCTAACTAGGGTTCCTTACCCATACCGACTGACCTAGCAGACGTAGTAGAGACGGTACGGGGATGTGCTACTACACGGAGATATTCTAATGGCTCTTACTACCTTTTCCGGTCCCGTTCAGGCGAACAACGGTTTCCAGACCTCTACCCTTGTGGCTCTGGATGGAACCGCTGCCATCACTATTGCGAACACCACGGGCGCTGTGACTTTCTCTAGCGGCCAGAACACCACTGGCACGACTACCGGTTTTACGCAGGCGACGGGTTCCAACGTGCT